TTTCGCTTGGCAATGCAAACTGCCACTGGGTTGGGCGTGCCTTCGTTCTCAAAGAACTCTTCAACGTCTTCGCAGATTGGGCTTGCCTGCACCAGCGCCATCGCTGCGTCACCGTAGACGCTAGGCTTGCCGTTTATCACAGCGATGTTCTGCAGCGCCTGCATAGGTGCCAGCCCCATCTCCATGCCCCACTGGACGCACACCAGGATGTCCTGGGGCTTGCCTTGATAGGCTTTGGGCACCATGCTGGAGTTGGCCAGCAGGTCTGAGAAGGTCATGGCCTCGGTGAGGGTGGTGGGGGCAAAGCCCCGGTTAGTGGTGGTGAGTTGCATTTTGTTCGTCCAGGTAGGTTTGCATGGTGGTGAAAATCAGGTCGGCTATTGAGCCGACTAAAACATCAGCTTGTAATTCGGTGCAGCCGGTGGCTTGCTGCATGGCCACAACGGCCCGCTGATGTGCCTGCTGAATGTTTTCGTCAGGCGTGGTCATTGCGCCAGCTCCTTGATCGTCAGCGTGGACTGGCGAATAGAGTAGGCTTCCTTGGCTGGCACCAAGCGCTCAGGGGCTGCCTTGTAGTTACGCATGGGCCAGGAGATCAAATAGTGCCCGGCGCGGCCCCGCTCCGCTTGACCAAGCGCTTCCTTGATCTGCTGCTCGGCCTCTTCGATGCCAGCCTCAGCAGCCCGAATGGCTGCCTTGTTGTTGACAATGGCCTGTACCAGATCTGCCACGGTGCTATCTAGATCGACCTCTTCCTTGATGGTGGCCACCGGATAGATCCGATCTAGCTCCCGGCTGCTCGCGGGTGGGTACCAGTCGATCGCCCCGCTGGTGCGGTAGGTTTGGAGCTTCTGCTCAAAGGCCAGAACAGCTTTGATGATTTCCTTTTGCGTTTCGTAGTGGGGCGCAAACAGGAACACGCGCAGCTCAATGCCCTGGTAGAGCACGCAGACCGCGCCCCACTTGTGACCGGTCACCAGCATCTGCCCCTGCAACTGGATGGGGCCACGCGCAAGGTGCGGCACATCTTCGGGTGGGGTTTTTGTGAGCTTTGCTTCGAGCACGCCAGGCCCACTGAGCACAATGCTATCTTGGCCCACCACATAGATCCCTTTGCTGGGATCGCTGACGATCTCTTGGCCAAGGCCGTAGCCAACACCATCCAGCGAGCACGACAGCACGACCGACTCATGTGTGTAGGCGATGCCGATCTCGGTGTCGAACTCGGTGATCCCCAGGCGCTTGGCTGATTCGGTCAGTATCACCGGCTCCAAGGTGTTACCCCAGCCCATGGCTTCGTTGCCGATGTCCGGGCGCTCTTTGCCGTCGATGGCATTGATGCTGTATTGCAGCTCATCATTGGGGGTGCTGTACCGCGAGAAACCCATCAGCCCCGGCAGGCGAGATGCGCTCATTGCTTTGTCGTCAGTTAATTTGCCGGCCATTTAATTCTCCTCGAGTTTGTAAATGCGCACCACACGGGCATGCGCTTGTTTGTGGACGGCCTCGGTGAGGCCGACCTTGCGGAACTGCTTGGTGCGGAAAACCGCGCCCAAAACAGATGGGTGGACACCGGGCGGCACCTCAATGATGGCCCGAATGTCATTGATTGAAACTTCGCCACGCTGCTTGCAGACCAGCACGGCCAGAGCCCGGCAGCGCGCCAAGAAATGGTGGTCGCGCTGCTCAAACAGATCGAGCTGGCGGTCGCGGATCTCGCGGCCAGCGGCTAGGTCAGCCCGCATCGGTGCGCTCCCCGCTGCTGACGCGCTTTAGGGTCTGCTGCGCGTTGAGCTTGGCATCGAGCTCTGCCTTGGGCAGCCAGCCAAACTTGCGCCAAACCCTGGTGACATCGGTCTTCGCCTCTGGAACATATTCCAAGCCCGGCAAGGGGGTTTTTGTGGGTTGTCTGGCCTCGCTCATATGGGCACCCAGATCAGCAGGACAACGCAGGCCACAAACAGCGCGGCCACGGCGATTTTTTCAGAGAGGGTTTCATGCATTGTTGTACTCCAGGTTGAGGCGTTTCAGAAGGTTTGAGGCCTGTGTTGGCCCCCAGGTCACATTGCCACGGGGTGTGGCTACACCGCGGGCCTCGAGGGCCGCAGCAATGTCTCTCAGGGTGCTGGCACCAGACCGGGCGATGATGTCGCGCACGATTGGGCCAACACGGTCGGCATACTTGTCTGCCTTGATCATCACGGCCTGCACGCCGATGGCAGAGCCGATCTCAGGTGTGGGGCAGCCAAGGGTGCGGCCCTGTGCTTTGACCTGGGCCAGCGCTGCCTTGGTGCGCTCGGAAATCTTGCGTGCTTCCCACTCAGCGAACACGGCCATCATCTGCAGGAAGGTGCGGTCGGCTTCGGGCATGTCAGCGCAAACAAAGGGCACGCCAGACTCCAGCAGGCCAGAGATGAAGTGAACATTGCGAGCCAGGCGGTCGAGCTTGGCGATCACCAGCATGGACTTGGTGCGCTTGGCGGTGGCCAGCGCAGCGGCGAGCTGCTCGCGGTCGTTCTTGCGGCCAGACTCGACCTCAGTGAACTCGGCCACTAGCTCGGCGGTGCCGATGTGCTTGGCCACGGCTGCACGCTGGGCATCGAGGCCGAGGCCAGATTGGCCCTGGCGGTCGGTGGAGACCCGGTAGTAGGCGACGAATTTGGTAGTCATGTTGAACTCCTTTGCGCTTTATCTGCGCGTTGAACACGGTGTCAGTGTATCACGGTTTGTATATCGCTTTGCAGATGCCTCAACCAAGTATTTTCTAGGTACTTACCCTAACCAGCGCATTTGTCTGGGCGTGCGGTATCGTGGAGATATACACTCAGCGCCCATGAAGCAAAAACTAAAACCGTTCTTGATGCGCCTGCACCCTGCGACACGGGATCTGCTTGACAAGGCAGCAACCGACCAGCAGCGCAGCCTCTCCTCTCTTATTGACCAGTGTGTGCGCGAGCAGCTCCAGCCCCGGTATGGCGAGCTCCAGCCCCGGCTGCACCGGTTCTTGAGCGGGGTGCGCCAGCCATGAGCGACACCAGCGAGACCATCCTGGCGCTCGACCTGGGCACCACCACCGGCTGGGCCAGCCGCACCCAGGGCACCGTGGCGCACGGCTGGGCCAAGTTCCAGCCCGGCAGGTACCAGGGAGGCGGCATGCGCTATCTGCTGTTCAAGCGCTGGCTCAGTGAGCTCAAGGGCGGGTTGGGCGAGATACAGCTTGTCTACTTTGAGGAAGTTCGCCGGCACGCCAGTACCGACTCAGCGCATGTCTACGGTGGCCTGATGGCAACCCTGACAAGCTGGTGTGAGCACCACAACATTGCTTATTCGGGGGTGCCGGTGGGCACCATCAAGAAACACGCCACCGGCAAGGGCAACGCAAGCAAGCCCGAGATCATCGCGGCCATGCGGGCCAAGGGCCACGCGGTGACCGACGACAACGAAGCCGACGCGCTTGCCCTACTTCACTGGGCGCTGGAGCAACAAGCATGCACATAAGTTTTGTCCGAATAGTGCGCGATGACAGCGGCCATGTGTTCGACACCCAGAACGCTGACGGCGACATCCGCGCCCTGCGCAACCAGATCGCCATGCTGCGCGAGGCGCTAGAGATCGAGATGCAGGCCGTGGCCGATCTGCGCGAACTGCTGGATCACGCCCGCCGCATTGCTGTTGAGGCGCACAATGAAATTGTCGGGCGCGACTGAATGGTGTGCCCTACCTGCAGCGCCTGGACGGCGTGTTTGGAGAGCCGCCACCGCCAGCCACGCGGCGCGCCGGTCAACACCAATGCGGTCTACCGGCGCTACCAGTGTGCGAACGGCCACCGCTTTTCCACGCTGGAGACGGTGACCAGGGTGATCAAGCCCAAAAGCAAATATGACAAGTGAAGAAACCATGGAAACCACATCGCCCCAAACACTCTGGCCCGCTGCCCGAGCGCGAACTGCTGGAGTGGGCCCAGGCCAAGGACATCTTGAGCGCATGGGAACTGAACCCCACCAAGGCCACGGTGGAGCGCTGGCTGGCCCACAGCGAAAAGCTCTACGGCCCTGGCAGCGCCGAGCGGATCAGA